TGTTCCTTTAGAAGCGTCTCCACGTTCTTCGGTCGCCCTTTCGGGTTGCCGCTCTGTCCTTTCTTGAAGGGTTTGTTGTTCGGTATTGGGTTGTTATTGCTCACGGCTGTTAATCGGCTGTTTCGTATGGTTGACCGTTTCTCTTTATTTCTAGCGTAGGGTCTAATTTACGCATTCTGTCGATAATCACTTGACAATACTTAGGGTCGAGCTCCATGCCATAACACTTTCGGTTGAGTTGGTGTGAAGCTACCATTGTTGTTCCGCTCCCTAAAAAGGCATCTGCTACTATCTCATCCTTCTTACTGCTGTTCTGAATAAGTTGCGATATTAAAAGCACGGGCTTCATGGTTGGGTGCATTTCTGAACGATGTGGTTTGTCTGCTCTAAGTACGCTTGTTGGTATTTTATCGGAGAGCATCTTGTGCAACATCTCAGCCATTTGTGCTTTCGTGAGCTTCTTAATATCAACCTTGTCCTCTATGACCGTTGTTTTATCTCTCTCGTGTGTAAAGTAATGTCCTGCTCCTGCCTTCCATCCATAGAGGCAAGTTTCGTGTTTTTTATGATAATCGAGATGCCCGAGTACCATTGAATTTTTTACCCATATTAAGCACTCATGAAATTTGAATCCTGAATCCTCAAAAGCTCTCCTAAAATTTAATGATTCATTGTCTGTATGCCATACATACCAAGCCCCCCCCGGTTTTGTAAACGCTCCGAGTGCTACATAGAAATCATAAAGGAATTGATAGAACGAGTCATCACTCATTTTGTCGTTCATAATTTTTAACCCCGTGCTACCCTCGTAATTCACGTTATATGGTGGGTCCGTTACAACAAGGTCTGCTACTTCACCCTGGAATATCTTTTCCCATTCGTCCGTTTGAGTTGAATCCCCACAGAGCAATTTGTGTTCACCTACTTGAAAAATATCACCTGGTACTATGTCCGTGTGTATTTCATCGCTTATATTGAAATTGTCCTCTACAACATCAGGCTCTTCCTCCAGGAACTCGCTTTCAGGAACATCGAGCCCCCACTCATTTAACATTTCAGCATCCCACTCATTCGCTAAGATTTCCCAGTCCCACTCCCCAAATCCTACGTTGTCTTTTATGATAAACTCGCGTTGCTTTTCTTCTGACCAATCAACTACTTCAACTGGTACCTCTTTCCAGCCAGCTTCTTGCATCGCCTTTAAGCGCATATTACCGCCCAAGACAACCATCTCTGTATTGACCACTATCGGACGGACGTTAGCCATCTCAGGAAAGTCCCGAAGCGATTGAACCAGCTTCTTGAACTTCTCGTCTTTGATGTATCTCGGGTTGTCCGAGTTGGGTCTGACTTTACTTATTGCTATTGTTTCCATTCTATTTCGATGCTCGTCTTTTGCGTCTCCTTTTCGGCTTCTCTGTTTCTGCAGTTTGCAATTGGTAGAAGTTCAATAGTGCTGCGCTCATCAACTGCGGGCTTCTTCCACAAGTAAAACAAACCTTCGCTTTCGGGTCGATGTATGACCACGCTTCTTGGTAGAGCTTCTGCTCTTCTCTCGTTATCTTTCCCGAATACCGCCCCTGTTCCATCATTGTGATCTGGTCGAGCCTCTCGGCTATAAATAGCAAAACTTCGTTTTTGTCCATGCTTAGAATTTCATGCCACCCGTTTTCCTTCAGGTAGTCGGTTATGCTCATCAAAATAATCTTTGTTGCGCTTGGTGCTGTTTCAATCTTTTGGTTGCTGCTTCGTAGTACTCTGTGTCAAGTTCATATCCTGTTAGGTCAAACTTTAGATTGTGGCAAGCTATGGCAATAGAGCCGCTGCCTAAGTGAGTGTCAAGTATCTTGTCCCCTTCTTTGGCGTAGTTCTGTAAAAGCCATTCGTACAATTCCACTGGCTTTTGGGTTGGGTGTATTTTAGTTGTTCTTTCTCCGCTGAAATGATGCCATCTAAACATTCTTGTCGTCCCTTTTATGTTCTGCCAAGCAAGTTCTGCATCAGCCATTGGATTAGTTCCGTTCATCTTATCCCACACAATAAATCCATCTGTCTTACCCAAGTAATCAAGGAAGTAATTGCCTCCCCAAATAATTTGATTTTTAGATACTCTTTGTAATTCCGTAAAGTATTCGGGTGGTGGTATTTTATCATCCCAAGTTGTTACCTTATCATCAGCTAAATTTCTCATCGTTCCCATTCCACCTTTTGCACCACCCTTTACTAAACGGTCGCCAAGTCCATAAGGCGGGTCAACAATAGCCAAGTCATAAGCATTGTCAGGCATCTTAGCCATTGCATCCATGCAGTCCATGTTGTAAAGCTCAATCATATCTCAAATCTCCACATCAATCTTTCAAAGAATACACTCAGAAGAGGAACGTAAAGAAGTGCCTCAGGTTCGTGAAAGCAGTAAAGAACCCCCATCCAAAACGACATACACAAGCGACAGTCCAACGGCTTCAGAGACTGGCTTTCGTCCATTCCCATCCACCTTTTCAGAAGTAGGTCAATCGCAAATACTTCAATCCAAAGGTAAGCGGCAACGCTCGCGGATAATGCGCTCAAGATGTATAGCATAGTAGTTGTCTCTAAGTTGTTCAAGTGCTTTGTTTACTGTGTTTCCGATTGACTTGTAGGGTATGTCAACCTTCTTGCCGACCTTTCTGTAGCTGCCTTCTTCCAGCCATAATTTAAGCACCTCGCGGTCGTACCAATGCAGTTCATCCATCAAGGTTTCCAGAAGTGCAATATCGTCCTCTTTCTCCCAATCGTAATCCTCTCGATCGTGATCTACCCTCTTGTGGTTGTGGAGGTCGTAAAGTTTTGAAAAGCTGGAGCGTTTACTTGTTGCCATTGTCATCATCGTCCTCACTACGTAGAACCTCAGATAGCCGCCTTCGTTTATCTGTTGCCATTTCTCGTCAGGCATCTCCAGCAAAAGAAGAACCACCTCTTGGATAAGGTCATCTGGGCAATTGCATAACTTCTGCGCGAGTTCGTGTAGTTCCTCGTCAGATAGTAGGTCGATTGCCGCTTTGTCTTTCACGGGCTTAAATGTAGTGATTTATTTCAAGCCGACAACTAAGCTAAATAACCGATTCTTTAGCTGGACGTTGGGCGTAATTAAACAGCCGCAAACTCATCTTCTTTAAGCACTTGTTTTAGCCCGAACCACCTTTCCAATCCAAACCAGTATCGTCTGCAATACCAAGCATTTTTTGCATGTTTGTGTTTTTCCAGTAGTCTAACTTTCTTCTTGGCACCTAAAGAATGTGCAGTAATGTTTATCAATGTTGTTTTTACAATATCTCCTTCTTTGTACATATTTCATCAAATTAACTACGCCCAACAATTGCAGATATGATTAGTGCGTACAAACATTATAAAACTAACTTTCGTCACCAATTTAATAAAAGTGACAATAAATAGAAATATAAACTAAACAGCATTAATTATATGTGCTGTTGTAAATCTGTAAAAATTATTCATTATCGCCCACAACATTTTTAAGGTCGCCTACATAAACATCGCCACAGCCTGTTTTATATGGTATGTTATGTTCGGTTAATGCTTTCTCAACATCTACTTGACACAAACAACAGTCTATATCTATTTCATTATAGTAATCTTCTTTAGGTGCTTTAAACCCAAAATGTTGTTCAAATTGTCTTGGCGTTTCTATTTCCTTTTCGCCTCTATTAATTACTACTATTCCGCACATAATTTTTATTGTTTACAACAATTCGTCATTACTTTCCTGTGAGCATCCACCACATTCATAGGTAGCCCAAGTTTCAATCTCCTTGTCGGTAGGCAACGAACCGCTAACATGGGATAAAACCAATGCTTTTATTTCGTCCATTAAATACCTTCTGTTTTGGTCAGGTATTGCGCCATGTTGAGCATCACACCATCTATGAGTCATGTCCCATATTTTACTATCTAATTCCGTCATTTCAATCAAGTTTTTTGTTATTAAATCGCACTGGTTTTATCCCCGTACCGTTGTTTTAAATCGTCCGTGATTATCGGACAGTTGCGACTATCTATGCTCGAACCATACTTTGAGTTGGTGGTGAGATTCGAACTCACGATAACAGATTTGCAATCTGCCCTCTTAGCCACTTGAGTACACCAACTTTTTTACAAGTCTTATTTTTCCCACGCTTCGAAGATTTCTGGCTAGACCACTCAAGCATAATTCTACCTAATGCATATCGGTCAATCTGTCCGTTCTTATATAGGTGTGGTCGGCTGTTCAAGAAGTTTACAGCCTCATCAAGTTCAGTTGGCTTTTCATTGTCTAAAGCCCAGTCTCTTTTAGTCTCTTTTGTTTTCATGGCACCACCAACATCCGCTAAATCAACAGATTGTACGTGATCGTCAATCGCTTGTCGCAACCCTTCTATGAGTTCGTGTATTGGTGTGTTGGGGTATTCTTGCTGGAACCTTTCAGTGAAGTTCAATGCTATCTCGTGTGATGTCATAGTGTTTAAGTTAGTGGTTTCTAATCGTTAAATCCGTTGTTTAGCTGTGTCCGTTATGCTTCATCTCTCCGTAAAATTAAAGTAATTCATTCAAATACCTAATAAACATTGCGTCTTTTATCTGAATAAAGTCATCAGATTTATTCCTCCAGTGAAGCATAGTCGTCCTATCCTTATCAAAGAACTCTTTGATTGCACACTCAAGGCTTGATGTTCTACCATACTTTATCTCAGCAGCTTTGTAGATCGCCATCCTCTTGGTTGTATTCTCAAACCCACGAACATTATTTTTCTTGACATCATACCTGATCTGTCTGCACATTTCAGCAATGTCTACTTTGATAACATCAACCTCTTGGATGTCTATGGGTTCCGGAATATAAATTCTATTGACCTTATCTATCAGTATGTCAACGCTCCTGCCATCAACCCCTATCATATCCCTCCACTTGGTAAGTATATCAATGATCGCTTCTTTTTCTTCTTTTTTCATTTGTCTATTTCTATTAGTATTCCTTTATTGAAGAACATGAGATCTCCATATTCAAACCTATCACTATCATCCCTTAGGTTAAGAATTGTCATTGCAAACTCATATGCATGGTCGTAACTCTCTGCCTTTAGAATAATCTTATTACCAAGACATTTGAATGTCTCAGCGTCAGGGTGTTCTGCCGCAACCCTGACTATTACTTTAACCTTTCCTTTCATCTATCAGTTGTTTTAGTTGTTCTACTGTTCTTACTCTTATTGATTTGTCATATGGAAATGATGCACGATCACTGATTGGTCGTTCATCTATCATGTAATAGACATCGAGCCTGTCATCATCATCATACGCATAAATCGTAATGTCTCCCATTCTGTACAGAGGGTATTCCCTACTGAATCCAATCTCTATTAAGTCTCTTTCTCTTACCATGTCATTACTATTGTTATGTATGTTCCTACTATTAAAATTATCACCAAGTTAAATAAAACCCTGTCCAATAACCTACATCTTCTATCCATCCATCTGTACCTGAAGTGTATGGAACCCATCCTTGATAAGGTCTTTATGTTCCTGTCGTATCCGTGAAGTAAGTAGCAAGAGAGAGCCACAATTATTGTAATTAAAAATATCCATAGCATTACTTTATCAGTTTATGTACACTGTACTTATTGTATTGTCTGCCAGTAGCCGTGATGAATCCGTTACTGTTCAGCTTTTCGGCTATGTCTGTCAGCTCAAGACCTCTACCTCTCAACTCCATTGCGTAAGGTCGCGCCATCCTAGTATTGCGATTGTTCATGAATCTCTGTCTGATAACTTCTCCACCTTTTCTCCTTCCATCATCTGTAGCATTGTCAGGATTTCCAAGAGATGTTATCTTTCGACCAGACCTTGACAGGTAGCTACCATCCTTCCTTATCCTTTCCCTTATTGATTCAAGACCGTGCTTTGTTCTCGAAGATATAGCCTCAGCCTCACTCTCAGCAACAGACGCTAACAGATTGATAGTCAGCTTGTTAGCATTAGGATTATCGCAACAGACGAAGTCAACACCCGTTCTGCTCAGGCTCGATATGAAGTGTACGTCACGAGCAAGTCTATCGAGTTTGGCTATCAGTAGTTTTGATCCTGTCTCCTTGCAGGTTTCGATAGCCTCTGATAGTATGGGTCTTTCACGTTTAGATGTTCCTGTCTCCTTCTCGGTGAACTCCTTGATGATGACACCGTTCCTGACGTATCCATGAACCATTCTGACCTGAGCCTCAAGACCAAGACCGGACTCTCCCTGTCTCTTAGTGGAAACCCTATAGTATGCTACGTATCTCTCCATATTTGTTTTATTTATCGTATTTACCGTCTATTCCACTGTACCCGTCCAACCAATTCACTTCTATTCTGTACCCTCTCTTCATCATAAGCGTCCTCCACTCAAGGAAATGCTCCTTGCTCTTGAACTCTGCTATACCGTACTCCTTTCTATCGTTCTTGGTCAGGTTGAATGTTGCTCTCCTCATCTCGAATATCTTATTAAGATTATCGCCAAGCACATCGCCATTACGAATATGTTTGCTATCAGTCTAAGGTATTTCATGTCAGGAATCTTACTTTTTGTTTCTGAAGGAAGTAATCTACATTATCTGTAGTGAAGTCTGAGTGCAATCTTTTTACCAGTGCAATCTCCCTCGGCTCATCTCTATTGTAGTCTACTGTAATTCCTACGCACCTACAAAAGCAGTATTCATCTCTTCCACCTTCTATTCCCTTTTTCCTCCTTATGTTTGACTCTGCCTCTGAGATTAAGTAGACCTTTATAAGACTTCCTTTGAACGGTCTACTGATAAACTCAGTTACCGATTTTTCTTTAGATGTCTCGATTGACAATTTTAGTTGTTCCATTTTTCTGTTACTTTTCGTTGTTTATATTCTCCTATCTTATCTACCACTCTGAACGCTATTACGTAGAGTGCGAGTGTTATGTATTCAATTGGTTTTAATCGCATCGCTAAGTATCTCTGTAGTTAGGTCTTGCCAAGCTTCTACCCTGACTATATGCTCCAGACTCTCGTCCAAGTAGTTGTCTATGGCTAAGGTGTTCGTGGTTACGGTAGATAGCATTTCGCCATTTACCTCGTAGGATATTTGAAAGTGTCCGTGTCCTACCTTCTTGATATAAATCTTCTGTGTTTCCATTTCTTATTGTTTCTTTAGTTAATTACTCAGGAAGCTCCTCTTCTACTGGTTCGTATAGGTCGGATGCCTCCTCCTCTATCATCTCAAAGATGTTTGAAACGAGCCACTCTGACTGCATTACCGTGTCGATAACTTTTAACGCTTCCTCCTTGGAGCATTGGTAATTCACATCATCTATCGTCCATAGGTTCTCGGTGTAGTACCCTCTTCGGGTAAGTTCTTCCCGAAGTTCTGTGTCTGTGTATCCTCTTAATTTT